TAAAGCACCATCCTTCCTATCACTCATCGCGATAGGGTAATAGTTGTATAAATCACTATCATGCTTCTCAAAAGCTTTGAAGTGTACAACCGGATACATCACTACTTGGGCAATCTTGTCGCCCAAGTAAATTGTTTGCTCCTCTTTGCCTACGTTGTGTAAATTAACAAAGACTTCTCCGTCATAACCTGGGTCAATGATACATGCTCCCACAAGCAAACTTCGCTTAGACGCATTACCTGAACGGTTCTTTACCTCCAGGCAATAACCATGTGGGATGCCAAATCTATATCCAGTCTGGAATAGGGCTGTACAACCAGGTTGTAATGTTATTTCTTGCCCATCTTCTGGATTGAAAAACAAGTCCAACCCTGCATCACTTGGGTTTGCCCTAGTCGGCGGAACAACATTCTCTCTTGTCCTAATATATTCTAAGATCATTTGTTGCCACCTGTGGCGCCATCTGTCGTACTCATTGTCGTTTGCGTAAGCGGGCAATATTCCAATGGTTTCAATCGCTTGATTGGTTTACCATCAAGTTTTGCCTGTATCATTGCTAGGGCATACGAGTAGAAAACCACGGTCTTGACTCTCAAGTCCTTGTCTTTCCTTTTCTTTGCCTCCAACTCATCAAACTTCTTGCTGAAGAGGTTGAGGGGATCCTTCTTGTCCGTAAATGTGTTATCCACTAGCGAATTGCACCACCCAACAATATCATTCTTTCGATCCGGATAAAGAATCGCGAATCCAACAAAAGCTGATCTCACCGTAACCTGACTATACTTACTGTTCGCAAGGATCTGGTAGAATTCATAAAATATTTCCCTATGTTTCATAGCGAAATCGCTTATTTCGTTGTTAGACGGCGCCAGATAAGAGTTTGTTCCAAATCCCTTCGTGATCCTCTTCGCATCCGATGATAGTTGGTTTTTATACTTAATGTCCTGCGCGCCGTGCTTGATATCTAACAAGTCCGACACACTACGTGGCATGCCCTGATCCATAACATTGGCAATCTCCGGTGGCATATTTCGCATGACCCCCATCACGAACTGGGAGTTAGTTTCCAGGATTGCCATCAGTCTATGCTGTCCGTTGATGAGAATGTCATTAGTATCAATGCAAATGGGATCGCCAGCATAATCCTCAAATTCCCCACTTTCAATAATTCTCTTGTAATATTTTACCTTATTCTTATTCACAGTACGATTGCCTTTATTTTTCGCTAGCAGATCTTTGGCGACTGTGGCATCGATTATCTCCCAACTATGAGTTGGTGGGACTTTCCCTAAATTTTGCACTGCGCGGTTTAAATTTCGCACACTATTTTCAATCTTCATTACTCTTCTCCTTTTCCTTTTCCTTAATTGGTTTTATATGGTTTTTGCTCCTGTCAATTTCTACTTCAAACGATGTCTCGCGGTACCCGGTGATTTCACCATCATTATAGACGATAACAAAATCATCCTCGGCACCACTAGGATCTCTCACTAGTTCCATCTTGACCATTTTTTCACTTTCCTTTCTGTTATTTCAGCAAATCTGGAAAAGCAACGATTTGCTCATCGAGACATCCCGAATCCACAGTGCCACCGTCCATTTCGCTACATATCAGTTTATCATCTTCTGCACAAGATGTCAAGCATAAAAAGCATGCTATCATAATTTTTTTCATCTTACTTACTCCTTTTTTTAATTCCGTTGCGATCTCAATACCACAATGGCTTGTTTTGCTTCCAGGATGAAATACTATCCTTTTCGCCTTTGTAATATTGTCGATATGCTACAACTGGGTCTGAATTCCTATATTGCTCTGGCATTGCTTGCGCGAATGGGGTAGTGGCTCCTGTCGGAATATAGTTATCGTTCTTGCCACACCATTCGATTACATCTTGGCATTTGTGTCTTTTGCCATAGCGAGAAGTGTATTCCTCACACAAAGCAGTGCCGTGGGCAATGAGCCAGCGGAAGTTACCCTTGGTTTTACCTGCCCACAGGGTACAAGGGTGGTTCTTGTGTGTCGCCTTGTATGGTGTGCTATCACATCCATGTTTTACCAACGCGGCACAAAGCATCTGTGCGGACTCTAGAGGCATCTTTACAACATGCTTATCTATCTGGTGCCTTGCGGCTTCGACGGGGCTACTGTCTAAAACAAAAATATTCACTTTTTCATCCTATCTCTCAAAGGTAACTAGCATATCAGGAAAGGCTATCATCTCAGTGTATACACAACCAGCATCAGTGCCGGCATCGGTGTCTAGAATGCCTCCATCGAGATCATCGCACCTTACTCTATCATCTTCTGCGCACCCTGTCAAGGACAAAATGCCTGCTACTATAATTTTCTTCATACTTTACTCCTTTTTTTGAGAAGAGGAACAATCTTTTCCATCCTCTCCTTAGATTTCTCATAGTATCCTATGTCTAGTTCACACCCAACAAACCTTCTGCCTGCCAATTCGCACGCTATCATAGTCGATCCAGATCCGCCAAAAATATCCAACACAACGTCGCCCTCTTTGGTGTGTGCCCTGATGACCCTCTCCAAGAGTTCTAGTGGTTTTTGGGTGGGGTGCCAACCGGCATACTCTATCGACATAGTGTGGTTATTTTTATGCCACACATCAGTTGGAAGTTTGCCAAGCGGATTATTCTGAGCGCTTTCCCTTATGTTCTTTGCCATCTTATAGGGTATGCGCACATCATCTGCATTAAACAAAAATTCTTTTCCTTTTGAATACATCAACAAATCTTCGTGCTTTCTTGGGAAAGTTTTTCTGGTTCTTCCCCCCCAGTCATAGGACCAAACAATCCAATTCTGATAATGCAATCCATCTTGAGAATTGAGAACATTCAATTTGTACTTCAAAAAAGTATCAGTCTTCGTAGTCCCCCACACATAGAGGCACCTTCCCGGTTTCAAAACGCGGACACATTCAGATGTCCATCTCTCACACCATTCAAGATATTCCCCTTCACTCTCCCACTGGTTATCCCACCCATCCTTTATTATCTCAAAGTATGGAGGATCAGTGAGGACTAGATCGACAGAATCACTCTCTATCCCCCCAAGGAAATCCAGACAATCCATATTCAAGTACATACTACCCCAACAACCTAAAAGTGTGCCGTATGCTTCTAGTGCTAAACCCCCACACTGGATCGCACTCTAACTTTGCCATATACGGACGGTTGAGGTGTATGACATCGGTGCTCCTCANGCCCCAACACTTGATCGCAGTGACTGTGCTGTTTTCGTCTATCACCTCTACGAGCCACCAATCTTTCCCGAACTTCGTTTTCTTCGGAATCACCTTCCTCGGGATAAACCATGCCACTCCCAAATCTGGATCGTACTCGCTAATCGGAGGAACATACTTATCTTCCAGTCTTTGTTTGATTTCAGATGACATAACCAAGTCGAATGGAAACAGTCCAGTCAAATCAATCAAATATTCTAACTTTTCTTCAGGAGAAAAATTTCCTACATCTGAGAATTTTGAAATGTTTTCAATTAGATTCTTTTCTTTCCGGGGTCTTTTCCGAAACAACTGCCGTCCAGAAATGCTTAAGTCCTACGAACCTCTCATCAATTAGGCTGTTCATCGCCTGAGATCTCACCAGCGCGTCAAGACTCTTCTTGTTTACTTTTGAATATGACATGCGGTCGTGAAACAAGAACTCTTCCACGGTGGCGAAAGGACGATAATCTATGATTTCTTTTATTGCTGCGGCACCCAACCCCTTCACACTGGTAAGTGGTTGTATGAGCGTCTCTCCCGCCTCGTCTATTTCCCACGAAAATCCACTAGTATTGACATCCAACCTTTTTATGTTGAACCCCATGCTCTGAGCAATGTTGATCGCCTTCTCTTTCCGTGTTTCTGGTTCCTTATCTAAGAAAGCAGCAGTCCACTCAACTGGATAGTAGGTCATTAACCATGCGCACTGGAACGATAGGACGCTATAACTCAAGGCATGACTCTTGTTGAACCCGTACCCAGAAAAATATTCAAACTTGTCCCAAAGATTTTGCGCAGTGGATGGGTCGATGCCATGCTTGGTGCAGCAACCCTCAATAAATTTGCGGTGAATCTTTGCCTTAATTTTCGCCTTCGAGGTACCCTTCTTGGTGAGAATTTTGCGTAAAAGATTTCCCTCATCCAAACTTAGATCTTGCCCCAGACGATGCGCTAGCATAGCTATTTGCTCCTGAAAGATAAGAAACCCGTAAGTCTCTTTTGTAACTTCCCTCACTATGGGGTGCGCGTATTGAATGCTCTCTGGACTCTTCTTTGCCTCAACGTAATGCTGATCTACCTTAGCAGATAAAGGTCCAGGTCTATAGATACTCGTGATGGCAGATAAATCCACAATATTGGTTGGTTTTGCCTGCTGGCAAAATCGCTGTGCTCCGCCTTCAGTAAACTGAAATATTCCTGCCCACTTCCCTTTGTGGAAAATATTTTTATATACTTTCTGGTCTGTCAGATCAATTGCCTTGGGATGTAATTTTTCATCATAAAAATCCCTAACGTCTGCAAAGGACGGATCCTTGTTTCCATAGTGTCGCTTGAGGACGTGCCGAATAGCACTCTCCATCATGCGCAAAGACGCCAACCCCAAGATGTCAAACTTAATGAACCCCATTGGTTCCAGGTGCCTAACGTTTTGACCCTCGCTCCATGGAGTTTGTCTAACGCCTCCGCTGTTAATAAGGGGCATATGCTTATCTAGATCATCGCCCACGACTATGCCGCCTGCATGGCGAGAGCAACTCCTGATTTGCCCATACAAAGCATCTACGTGCGACTCTATCTCAGGATACTTCCTAAAGAAGTCCCCAAGTGACGCGCTATATTTCTTTACCTCTTCAAAATCTGGTATGTAGAGTCCTGCTGATATTCCTTTCGCTGCCTTCGCTGCGGGCGTTGCTTCCTGCATCATTCGCATGGTAACAACATTTACTTCCTGGAAAGGGATATCATTCATCTTGCTAATGTCTTTGATCAGGGATTTCAATTGAAGTGTATTCCAATTCGAGATGGGAACTACCTTATCTTCTCCCCACTCCTCGATCAGATCTTCCTTTAATTCCATTGGATCTGAAACGTCATAGTCAATATCTGGAAATCCGACATCCTTCTGGTTTCTCGTCATAAACCTCTCGAACAACAGATCATGTTCGATGGGATCAATCTGAGTAATTCCAAGAACGTATGAAGCCAAAGACCCCGCGGCACTGCCGCGCGCTGGTCCGACCAACTGCTTCGATATTGCAATGTCGGATATCGCTTTCATCGTTAGGAAATATTGTGCAAAGTCATTAGCGTTGATTACTTCTAGTTCCTCGTTCAACCTCTCTACATAAACGGCGTCTTTACCAAAGCCGGCTTGCTGAAGTCCCTCAGTCGCGTAATCAACAAGGGTTGCGGAGGCGGTTTTATCATCGGGGACCACAAAACTTGGAAGCCGTACCTCGTTACTTGGTAAGAACCGGGATATTCGTTCATGGGCAATATGATATGTTTCGGTGATAGAGTCGCGGACCACACTATCATCATATTCGAATCCACAGTCTCTTGAGTATTCTTTGTAAGAATCCCACATCTCATCGCCATTCTTTGGGTAAAGTTGATAAGGCATCTCCTCAAGACTATCAGGCAGTTTGCTTTCATTTTTAATTCCCTTCCATCCAATTTTGCTTGTATACTTCTCTCTGTTTCCAGTACGAGGGGTTTGGGGTAATGACTATCCGCGGTGCTGACTAGTTTGACGCCAAATTCCTCCGCAACCTGAATGACATATTTGTTGAGTTCATGCTGCTCCTTGATCCGATTCCATTGAATCTCAGCATACCAGCGATCCCCAAATATATCCAACATGGTTTCGGTAGTATCTCTCATTGCCCTTAGAACACTGTCGGATCCCTCTTCTCGGTTTTCCCAAAAGTCACCAGCGTACACCCCTCCCAAGCACGCAGAAGAAGCAATAACTCCTTCGTTATGTTCTTTGAGCAGCGCTGCGTCCATGCGCGGAAACCTATAGTGGTTTTCGTCACGATAACTCTTAGAAACCAATTGGAAGAGGTTATAGAGTCCTTTTTGATTTTTGTGCCAGCAAGACCATGTGGCGGCGGCGATTGAGTAATGTTTTTTGTTACACTCTTGGTATCTTCCTCCACCTCAACCGTGACGCCACTTACATCACCATCAATACTCTTTCCCCTTCCCTTGCTATTTGCGCGCTCTTCCTTTATCCTGTCATAGTCGAGGCGCCACTCATCGATGGAGGGTATAAAGTATGCCTCTAATCCAAATATTGGTTTAAAGTCTTTTCCTTCCTCACTCATCTTCTTCGCGTGCATCACCTGATATGCTAGACCATTCATGTTTCCATGATCAGTAAGCGCGAGGGCATCCATGCCGTTCTGATATGCGAAATCCATATGCTCTGCTGGATATCCTAACCCATCAAACACGCTCGCCACGCTGTGTGCGTGTAATCCAACAAAGGGGATTTTTGATTCTTTTCTTTCCAATGGAATTTATCTTTCTACTCGAAGTGAGTTTCTAAAGTTTTAAGTGACTCTTCTGCTTCCGACAATTGCTGAGTTAACTTGCTCATGCTCTCGATCACACCTTCGTGATCTGCAACCGCTAGCGGTTGGTCTAAATATAGTCTTAAAGTTACGAGACTCTTGTCTCTTGTTGCCCTGTAATGACTCTTCAGGGCATCTAAAAATTCTTTATTTTTTACTTTTCTTTTCATTCTTCAGTCTCCTATGTTTCACTAAGTCGCCGGACTTCACTTATGCTTCTCCACGACACTTTTCTTCCCCAAAAAGTGGGCAACTCCCAACCAAGTTGCCCGTTCCACCCACTACCAGCAGGGTAACTTCATTTGCTTTAACTATTACTGGATATCAATAACAGTCGGTTTTGCTTCTTCCGTAGGCGGAATAACAATTTTCAACAACCCATTTTCAAATGAGGCGCCCGACTTCCTCATGTCGAGTTGATGATCGTAATCGACGAAAGACCGCGTAAAAGACCTACGCGCAATCCTTCGCTGCTGCTCATCTGTTCCGGCGGACTCGCACGAGATAGTAATTGAGTTATCTTTAACCTCAATGTTCAACTCGTCTCTTGAAAACCCCGCCAATGCTACTTCAATAACCTGATTCTCCTCTTCATCCTTGTACAGGTCTGTGGAGGGGATACTCCCTCTGTTGACCTCTTCACCTATTAGTAAATGGATCCTACGAAAATCTGGTTAGAAAAATTGATCGAAAGTGCCCCTCCCTACAATTGAAGGGTAGTTCACTCTTTTTATCATTGGATTAGTCATAATATTTTCTCCTTTATAAGCAAGTATGACTTGGTTAATGCGCTCCAAAACGGCAGCGCAATCTCACTATAAACACCACACATCCACTGTCTAGTGTTACCTGGTCCACCTGGATGGGTTTGAACCATCGACCTCCCGCTTATAAGACGGATGCTCTAACCACTGAGCTACAGGTAGAAAAATACCGAGAGAGGGACTTGAACCCTCAATCCCGTTGGGGAGAGATTTTACTTTGTAACAAACTATCCTCACTTGTGGTTGAGTGGCTACCTTTTGTTTCTTCCATCGCTCTTACAAATTCTGGGTATTTTAGCAAACGCTGAAACAAGGGAATAAATTGCTTTCTATCTTCTTCCTTTTCAATATCCACTGCAACTGATACCAGTTCTCCTGTGTTGTTCCCCTGCGTGTGCCGAAAGAAACACAGTGTTCCATCTACTTTTTTATTACTCATTTTCTCTTCTCCGCAATAATCACTATATTAGCCCCATCTGGACAGTAAATCAATCGCCTGCTCAAGATGCCAAAGCCCTTTCATAGCATTCTCATCCTCTGGCACCAACTTTCATTCTTCCCACCTCTTTGCTCGAATCTTATCGTAATTTTCTCGACAAGATTCACACAAAGTTCTAATCCAGTCCACTGCGTCTACCATTTCCGCCACCCCGGCCTGTCTAAGATACCACATCATAACACAATACCGAGGCAATGTCAAGTATTTTTTTCATCGCTGCATACGATATCTTCCCTGTCTTTCCCAAAAGGGTTATGCTCGTGATACTTCAGAATATAATCTGGTCTCTTGGAAATCTTGGGCATTTCGGCGCTCATGTATGCACAATAGTCTTCCCAGTTATCTACGCCATAATAGCAATCAATTTCGTGATCATCATGGGATTGCGATGAGAGGCATCCGAATACCTCCTGTAAGGAGAAGTGTTTAGCGCTATACCTTTCGCTTACAGGAAGGGTGTTTCCTTTTATGGCGCCTTCTTCCTCATCAAAATACGAACCTGGTTCGTATTTCCCAGTGCCACTTCGTATAACTCTTCTGAATTTTTTCCAATCTTCAGCGTCAAACGTAAAAGAGAGATATTTCCCGTCTCTAACAGTCTCTCCCCTATAAGATAGGCGAAACTCCTTCTTGCTTGATATATCTCTGCGGTACTTCTGCAATTGCGTAGGATCGTACACTCCATATGGAAATGAGACATAGTACTTATCTGGCACCGTCCGACTTGCTAATTATTTTGGACAACGAAAAAGCTCTCATCGCACCATACACCACACTCCAAGATAGGCAGTCTCTCTTGTCCCTATCCTTTGGGTGGATAGGGACATAATAGATGGGTATATACTTCGTGTGTTGCGATGGAAATTTGACAAAGTGCGCCTTTACCCCGGGCGATGTTGCAGGATCTGATATCCAATCGCCTAGGCGGTGGCGGATGAGAGATTGCATCTCTTTGTGGCATACAATCCAAATACTTTCACAACCCACAACAGCACACTCATATACGCTACGCTCCACTGCAAGATAATTTTTACCAATAGGCATCATGCTATCATGCCATGGAAAATTATAATCCAGTTTTTCACCAGCGATAGGCACGACGCCCGCTAAACTAAAGTATGTTGTGTTAGACGGCTTCTTATCCATCTAGATGCCGGTGGTTCAATTCAAACCCCTTCAAAAGTTGCTCTTCATGGTATGGTCCTCGTATAACTGGTTCCACTTCCCGGTTGGATGTTTCCAGTTTGATGGACAAGTAGTTGTGCTTTGTAGGATCCCTCTTGTTCTTGCCGTTCTTTGGTCCAACAATGCCAGCGTCCCTCATCATATGCAACACTTTAAACTTCACATATGTGTCACAGTATTCCACACTATCAATCTGATCGTGCGTCAAGTAAGATATTGCTAGGATATCCTTCTTGCCGCTCCAATTTCCATCTATCCTCTTAGACGGATAAAAATATACCTCTTTCACAAAATCCTCATCGGATTCAAGATAGTCAACATCATGAGGAGAACTCTTCCTGTCGTTGATCCAATCAAGTACCCGGTATTTGTGCGACTGCTCGATCTCAGAATCATACCCTTCAAGGTTGGTGTCGTCAAACACAATAAATTCCCCGCATTGAAATGTGGCGTAAAAAGGATCATCAGTAAACGCCTTTAATATGCCGTCGTCTTCAATCCTGAGACTTACTGCCTTATCTGACATCGGCATCAACCCCGCTAATGATAATTGGAAAGATAGTTTATGCCATAATTCTTGCTTACTTCTGCCTGCGCTATCAGACTCAAAAAACAAAGGAACTCTCGGAGTAGCGTACACTACAGGAATTTTGTTTCTGTGCCCGTACAGCAATGCCGACAAAAGACCCTCCAATAATTATTTTGTTATATTGGTATACTATGCTCATTCTCTTGATTTTCTATATGCACCAACAGTGACGGGGAATAGTTCAGTTGCTATTTCCAAACAAGCTTCGGCAACCTTTTTGTATCTCCCATTGTGCTCCCTCGTGAGTTCGCAAGTCAAATAAACTTTAGCAAGTTGTTTAGGTTCGTTGTGCCATAGTATTGAGTATACATATTCTGTGGCAGCACACCTCTTGCTTGCTCTCGACAAACCCCGGCAGCCACAAGGGACTGATATAGCACCATGCTTTTCTGGTGGTGTTCTCTTATCAAGGAGTGCGCAGAGTCTTCATAATAAAGGTGACCATCTGGCAATTCGTCTATGAGAGAAATGCGCGGGTCTATATGTCCAGACTCATTGCTAGATTGCCGATTGCTTTCGTGCTGCGTCCTAAACTCTCTTGGTTCATAAAAACTGATATCAACGTCTGTGTATCGACGAGATATTTCATTGTACGACCAAGTTCTGTGCCTGTGATGTTGCGAGCGAACAAAGAGTGGCACCACAAAGCGAAAGGTAATGAGGCAATGTTCAAGCGTAGATGTGTGCTTGTGCCTCACCAGATAAGAAACTAGTTTCTCATCCTTCTCTTCCAATATCTCTTTGTGGGCGCCAAAGGAAACGCGGGCAGAATTTACCACTGATAAATCGCTGCCCATGTGCTCCACATACTCTACTGTGCCAATGCCATCGTTATATAGATCAATCTTCGTTGTAGGGATTTCCATAGTGGGAACTTTCTTTTGCTTTGCTAACTCTTAAAATAACCAAATTTTCGGGGAGGACATAATATTTTTTATTGCCCGGGAGTTCCACCTCCCTTACCATGCTCTCTTCCACCACCACCATTTCTCCATTCTGAAAGAAGGTATCGCAGTCAATGGCAGCCTCCACAATAGAATAGATGCCAAAGTTCCTGACAACCTTGTATTCATCCGGCACTAAGACGGGGGAGGGCGACTTCTCTGCCAAGTCTACGTCCTCCAGCAGGAGGTGGCGATTCAATGGCACATATCTTAGTTGTACCATGTTAGATCACCTTTGTCCTTTCATACAGGTTGAAAAAATCTCTCATTTGATCTAAATCGACTTCGCCCTTCATTAGTCTAAACGCCTTTACCGCCGTGCTTATTTCTTCTTTCGTCAACCATCCATTTTCTACATAATTCTTCTTCAGTTCTCTCTTCTGTTCCTTGTAGGGTTCCATCTCCTCTTCCAGCGCTTTAATTGATTTTATGTAATCTACAATTTTTTCTTCTTTTTGGTCATCTACCTTAATCGGGCTGACCATCTTCAAATTAGTTGCCATAATAATCTCCTTTTTTTATGAGCATTCTTATTTTACCAGATTCACTTCTACGTGTCAAGCTTTTTTTGCTTTCATCTTATTTCACACGCGCCTCCGGCACATGCCACCTCTCCCTTGAGATCTGTGTTGTCCTCTTCCTCGCTAATCTGCGTCAAATCCACTGACTTTAGCGATTCCATCATCTTTTCATACGTTTCCAAATCACAATCCTCAAATGGAGATTGCATATACGATCCGCCATCGTAAGGAAGGACCGATAATCCGTTATAGCATGCCCGATTCTCCCACATCCAATCACCGACCTCATCCCACTCTTCTTCTCTCAAAGAAATGGTCGCGGAAATATTGTGAGTATTTTGTCCGCGGGCATGACCCGGTTTGATCCACCTCTCATAAAAACCCTTTACCCTCTCCAAGAGAGAAAATGCAGACTCATGTCTTAGGACAGCGCCGGCGGGCGCCTTTTGCGGTACCGAAATGACTGCTGTGTCGTGAGGTCTAAAAAACTCATCCTCTATCAATTCCGGGTGGTTCTCCAAAAGGTAGGGGTAGATAGATTCGCTCTTGCCGACTCTAATGCGGCGCACATAATAATCATTATGCCAAGCATGAATACCAGAACTACAACCTAGTGCCAAAGAGGTTGTACCAGCAGGCTTAATAGTCGTTATTCGCGCTGCGGGATTTATACCAATCTTCTCGGCAGTTTCTCGATTTACCTTTTTCGCGACGCTCGCTCCTCCCTTTAGGTCAATATGCTCCAATCTCCTTGAGGCAATTCCCGTAAGACTAACTCCTATAAGCGCTTCCTTTTCAGTAGTGCGTTGCCAAACAGGTCTCAAATAGTGGAAATTAGTATAACCTGCCTGGAGGGTGCCGATAAAAGCGGCGGCGCGGATCCGCTCATCAAAATCCTCCTGATCTTCTACATTAGAGGCATTAACCTACGCATAGATTACAAAACTGAAAAGGTACGCAACGCAATTTCGCAACATGGGTTAGTGCCATAGTCCTTATCGTTGGAGAAGTAAATGCCTGGTTCACCACTATTGCTTAGTTTAATTTTCTCCCAAAGTCCATTGAAAAATTCTCTATCTGCCTTGTGTCGCAGCAAGACTGCACTGTTATTAGAGCGTCCACGCTGAGGGTTTCTCTCGAACCAATTACCATACTTCGAAGATATCATCTCTTCATCATCAGCAGAAAACAACGAAATAAGGGCGGCTCGACGGATACCACCAGCAAGAACGGCGTCTGCTATGTGACAAACAATATCGTGCACCTCTATTGGTCTTAGTTGGGTACCGTCTTCTTTCTCGCTCAAGATACTCTCTATTTGTTGTAGGCAAATCTTAAGGGGTTCAGGTCCAGGCGCTTTGCCACCACTGGTTACCAACCTAGATCCTTTCACGCGAATGTCACCAAAATCAAAACTAATATTGGAAGTGCCGAAAAAATAAGACTTCATCAAGATCTTTACTGCATCCGCCCACCCTTCAATGCTATCTCCAATCAAATATCGACGAGTCCGAGACATATTCGGCTTCCTGATCTCAGGAAGAACTTCTACGTGGTGCTGCTGCACACTGTATCCCACTCCCGTTCCGCCCAAGAGAAGGAACAGAATTTCACTAAANGCGCGCCAATCGTCTACCGGAAGATACGCACAATTATAAATTCTATTTTGGAGATATTTCAATTGGGCGCCCACTGAACTGAAGTGACCTCATTGATGGAAGTACCTTCTTTTCGTACACAAACCTATAAGATTCTCTAATTTCTTCTTGCAAGTCGGGGATAAGTCCTGATGTGCATCTCCATGTTCCTGGTCACCAACTCTTCCCACGTCTCTCTCCTGCCCAAGTCTTCCCTAAAGCGTGCATACTTCATAAACACTGTCACATCACTTAAGATCTTGCTAGATAATTCCATTTGCTTTCACTCCTTTTCTTTTCTTTGTTGTTCCTTATCGCGCCACTTCTTGTATTGCACTTGAATGCCGGTCATCTTCTCATCATCAGGAGCGATATTGATCTGAGGAAGGACCTTGATATCAACGTTTGCAGCATCCATAAAAATAGGATATACCACTCCATCAATACCATTACGGTTTTTAGCTATAAAAATTCTGCCGGTGTTGTTCATTTTGTCTGCAACCGTTCTCGAAACTGAAAAAATAAAGTCCGCAACAAAGCACTTTGAATACGCTTCGCTTATGGATTCCATGGTAATAACTTCTGCGTTAATTCCACTCCTGTTTGTTTGTGAGGCGGTCCAGACCGGGCACTCAAATTCTTGAGCAATTGCCCTCAACTCTTCATAAATAGTTTCGAGATCATTCCTTTTCTCTTTTGAAACAGAAATAGGTCTTAAAATATCACCGTAGTCCACAATCACCATTCCCACCTCAATATCTCTTTGCCTCAACTTCTCTAAGTGATTGCGTATTGTCTGCGTCGTGGCGGATTTCGTAGGATATTCCTTTATGAGAAGTTTCCCAGGAATACTGCGTATCTCCCCTAGAACTTCATCTTTTTTCGCAAACAACTCATTAAGTCTGATCCCCGTTATGCAACTATCATATCTGTTCCCGATGCTTACATCTTGTAACTCTAAAGTATAATGCACGACTGTTTTTCCCGACTCGATTGCGCGCGCGCCTAGGTGGGTAAGGACCATGCTCTTGCCTACGCCCGTTGGAGCAATAACTACCCCCAACTCAGAACTTCCCAGACCTCCGCGGAGGATCTTATCTATCTCTACCCACCCACGTAGAAACCGGATTCCTACAAGTTAGTTGGTATCTCTGCTCAAAGTCCTCAATGAAGTCATATCCAAAATCTGTGCTAAGTCCTAGTTTGAGAGCATCATTGATAATTTTGCTTATCTCATCAAAAGAAGAGTCCTGCATGAGTCTCACACTCTGAAGCATCGCCTCTTGCAGTTTTCTGCTTTTCTACAGAAATCCAAAGAATTTAATTTAACATATTCTTCATCTACATCTCCGCATCTTCCCGACACCATTCTTACATAGAAGTCCCTAACCTGTTTCTTTACAGCACTATTGTCGCCGGAAGACTCATTCTTTAGCATACTCTCGAATGTGTCCCGATTGGGATGAGTGGTATATTCTCTTCTATAAGAATAGACCTTTTCTACAAAGTCTTGCAAGTACCGCAATTCAAAAAAATTAATATCAAGAACTTCTCCGATTTGAGAAGCGAACTTGGAATCTTCTAAAATTAATTTTGCCAATGACTCTTGGAACGATTTCCCAAACGAACCAAATGTCTTATTTTCTTTTTCGATCATAATTTCCCGTCTTTCAATAATGATCTGATCATACAATATTTTTGCTAAAGTGTCAAGTGTTTTCTTTGTGCTCTCTCACAATCTTCCTAAAAACACTATAAATTTCATCCAGATTTACTTGAGGAAACCCATCCGCAAAAAGCATCTTAATCAATTCCGTCTGCCTAAATTGGGGCGCGTAGTCTTCAAATGTGGAAACAAGAGACGTGTTTGTCTGAACTGAGATGGATGGACTGTAGAGTTGCATCACTTTATAGTTCAATTTAATTAAATCAACATTCTCTAGAATGAGATTATAGAACTTCACCTTGCTCCCCTCACTTACCTTGCCCTCGCAGTACTCTTCTAGGTCGGTGAGCAATACCGCTTCCGCATCCTTTAGTGCCGGCAATCTCTTCGCTATCGGTGCCCAACCCTATTCCTGGAATTCCTGGAAGATTATCAGACTTGTCTCCTGCTATGGCACGTGCCAGTGCAAAATTAGTAGGATGGATCGAATACTTCTCTACCACCGCCTTTTCGCTCACAATCTCGTCTTGAATGGGACGATAAAGAATGGTGTTGGCATTGCAGCACTGGATGAAGTCTTTATCGCTGGATACAATCACCTTTTGCCACTCTCTAAATGTCTCCAGTTGACAAGTTCTAGCTATTATATCGTCTGCTTCAACTTCTGGAAACATAAATTGTACCACTGGCGTCTCATTCAAGTATTCTACTACCCTAAGTTGCTGCCACATAGCATTCTCTGCCTCTTCGTTATCGTCCAGATTTCGAATATTGCGATTTAATCTAACTGGTTTTCTTCCTTCCTTGTAGGTTTTCACCATGGACTTTCTTTTTCTGCTGCCGCCGGCGCCGTCCCAAACTACAACAATGCCATCCGGACGGATGGACCTAGAAAGTTTCTGCAATCCCCTGAGAAAACCTATTAGTCCTCCCACTGGTTGTCCATTCGTAGATATGGAAGGGTTTACTATGTAGTGTCGTATGAAGGCGTTGTTGCCATCAAGTATCATCAATCTTTTCATTTTTTCTCTTTTTCTTATCTGTGCGTGGCGCGCTCTGAGGTGCGTCGTGACGAATGGTTCTCCGCGAGGAGACGAGAGTATGGGGAATACCAAAAAACGCCCCTCTCGGGGGCGCTGTGGTGCTCAGGGCACTATTCTTCTTCTTCTTCCTGATAGAAGTGATCTGCCTCTACCAACCTCTTGTCGAACTTAAGAACAACTTCTTCGTCCAGCAATTGCATAACCCGCGCACGGAACTTATCGCCCTGCATAAGGTCTTTCCATTTAGTTGCCTGAAATTTCTCTTCCGATCCATCGCTGTGAGTCAATGTCCACCAGGCGCCGGCGCTCTTGAGGTGCTCGGAACTCTTAATCGCCTCAAAAAGACTCTCATCATCTCGGATACCCACATCTTCTCCCCAAAGAATCTTGAAGTTACAAATGCGACCAGCCGTACCAAACCTGGACTTTTCTAGTCTTGCTTTGACTTCATTCCCCACTCGATACCCCTTGCTATCCATAATATAACTACTGGCGCCTCTTCTGCCTGTCAACCAAATGCGCAAACTATATGCATATGCCATAGACTTGCCGCCTGGGCATACATACTTTTCACTATCCGTTGCATACTTCGGGTTTTGAACTTGAAGGTTGGTCTTGAGTTGATTCAAGACCAAAAGTGTGGACTGTGCATTTGCAAGAGATACCACCAACTTGGACATGCCCTTGGCAAGAACGCGCGCCTTAACTGCTACTGACTCGTTGGGATTGAATGTTCCCTCCACATCACTGACTGCCGGCGTAAGTGCAAGAGAGTCCCATATAAACAACATCTTGTTATTGTTTGTCTTCAGCAGTTCTTCAATTGTCTCTAGAACAAATTCTACAGATATCGCCTGTAGGTATAAAATGCCTCCGAGATCAACTCCACTGTGTTCCAAAAACCCAGGATCAATCGCAGATTCAGAATCAAAATAAATCACATCGATGCCCTTTTTCTGGGCGTGGGCGGCAACCTGCGCTGCCATATAACTCTTTCCACTCGCTTCCATGCCGGCAATCTCAGTCAGTTTTCCCACCGGAATACCCGCCATTTGACCGCGACAAATAATGCCGTTCAACCATGTTGATCCCGTAGGAATCCAATCGGTCACCTCTGTGGGATTCTCCGAGGACAGATCGTGTGCCACCGGCATCCCAGCCTTCTTGTTGATCAAACTTCGCATCTCGCTAATGCTAAGTTTGCCTGCTTTAGATTTAAGTCTCGCCATGGAACAGAATTCCCCTCTTATATGGTGTTGTGTCCCCAACGGAGATTTGAACTCCTATTACTGCCTTGAAAGGGCAGCGTCCTAACCATTAGACGATAGAGACAAAGATGAGACACCTGATAACCCTGTGCCTCCCTGTGGGTTGGGATTAAAGAAGATCGCTAAATGCTTGATCTACCTTATCCGCGTCCGAAGTATATTTCTGTGTTTCGTTAGAAAAACCTTACAGGACTATCACCGGCTAGATGCTCATCTAGCATCTTCTGTACTTCCTCGGAAGTTTTCCGCTCAAACAAGGTGCTGAAATCAGGGATAGCATCCAGCAACTCCTTGCATCTATCGTCGCTCAAGTCCTTACATAGTGAACTAGACTGGCGGCGTGGGGTCAACTTAGTGACGGGGAATTGACCCCCTGGCGGCTTGCCGTATTGAAGATCCAGGTCAACGCCTGTTTCCAGATCGGTGATGTCTCCGTATTCAGGATTAAGCACTAAACTAAGTAAGGTTTCATACACAGTCTTGCTATACCCCCAAACGCGGGTACCCTCGCCCTCTTCGCCGCGAATTAACACGGGCGAAAAGAAGCGACTTTTAGCGTTCAACTGGCGCGCCATATTTTTGGATTCGTCGTCACCTTCACGGTAAAGACTCTTCACAAAATTACAGACAGGACAGTCGTCGCCAAAATTGTTGTTTGGACAAAGAAAACCATTTTCCTTGCCAATATTGTAGTGAAAGTAAAAACTCTTGAAAGGATCCCCGTCATCGGTGGGAAGAATGCGAACAGTTTGCGTCCCATCATTCGGTTTCCACCAGGAACCTCCGCCACTACGCGCCTTCAAGTTATTAAATTTACTTTGCATTTTCTTCATATCAATTGCCATTTTTTTCTCCTTTTCTGTCTAACCGACCCCCCCATTATAGCACAGGCGGATCTCCATGTCAAGCTTTTTATTCCGTTTTTTACTAAAGGCACTTTCCTACCCAAACAACTTTTCCCTCTCTTCGTCGGTCATATCAATTTCGCGTAGGGCGCCTATTTGCGCAGAATAATTAAAGACGCGGAAATCTGCCTTGTCCAGATCCCACACCAATTCCATTCCCTCTGGCATGCTCTTTTCTTTTTTACCATCTTTAATTTTGGACGCTAGAAAAGACTCTGGCATATCTGACAATTTTACAAAAGTCATGTGCCTCATATCATTGTTCTTCTTCATAAACATTCCTGCATATATTTTACTCATCATAATTTACTCCTTGTATGATTTTTGTGCTTGCTAGTATATAAATGTAGTTTTCCTCATAGGGAGTGGGATAAACTCCGAACCCCACCCTAATAGTTTTATCTTTTTGTTTCACCCTCCGCTTGATGTTGTTGAGCAGCGATGGATCTTGCTCTAATTGTTTCTGGTTTATCGCAAAATAATAGTTTTTTTCGCCCACATAATCAATCCCAAAAAACATCTGATCTACCACCTTATCCATGCTCCCAACTCCGATGGTAGAGATGCGAGAGATGTCATCCGGTTCGAAAAAACTGGAAAAATTGGCGGGCGTATTTTTGTAGACATTCAACATATGAAAAGTAGATGCTATTCTAGCATTTATGGTTTCATAATAGGTAGAAACCGGAACATTGCCAATCGCCTTCTCAATGTCCGCGTTAGCGACTATATACATCCTTTCAAAGACGCCAGATCTGGCATACTGCTGCAATATTCCAAATGTTATCTTGTCTCTCCCAATAGATGCGGCGCTAGTCACCGAAGGATCCGGTTTGATGTACATCACCTCAATAGGATTTTCTTGAACGCATTCTAGTATACGCAAGGCGGCGGACGATATCTTTCCGCCTCCGCCGACAATCAAGACGACCGGACCTTTGATTTTCCTAAGAGCGCTAATCGTTCTGGTGGGAAGTTTGCTTTCATAATCTTCTGGTTTTTCGCGACGGGCGATGGAAAAATTATTTTTCTTTTTTTCCAAACCCGGATCAATCTTATACACCACATAGGGATCATGTTCGCCTAGCAAGTCGGCGATCTTACATCCCGCATTTCCCAATCCAATAACATTAATCATTTGCAATCTCCACTAAAACTTGATTTCCTTCATGGTACCGAAGTCTTTTCCGACCTTTACTCCAACCCTATAATTCCCAAACCGATTCGATGCGAATATGTTTTTGATCTCTGGTATATTATAGCGCATGTCGGCGGGAATGTCAAGCACAAAACTGTCGTGGATCAAAAAAACTATTTTTGACGACGATTCCTCAATAAAATCATACACTTTGAGCACCTGCTCTAGAACCAAATCGCTGGTGGTGCTTTGAATGATATAGTTTAAAGCATAATGTTTGCGCGCCTCTATTTCCCTGCCGAATGGAGTCGTCACTCGGGTACCATCCCAGTATTGGGAGAGCACCTTGTCTCGATCATAGGTTTCGTTCAGAAGATCGTCCTTCGATTCTGGATTATACAACCACGCAAAGATTCTCTTCTTTGCCTCCTCTCTCGTGCACCCTCCTTTGAAGACATTGCGACTATTCCACTCGTGAATGTCTCCTTCCGGCTGATCCATCCCCATGATCGCCAGCATCGTCCTCAGTTCTGCTGCATTATAATCGAATTCTACGAAAAAATCACCATTAGGTTTCAAAATCTTTCGAAAATCCTTTGGCAGGTTTAAGATGGGGAAACTTCCCTTCTCCAGGGTGAGGCGCCCAGTCACTGAACTGTACTGATTATACCCAACTGAATTGCGTGTGGAATTCAACTTCTTCAACTGCTGCCTAGCTACAAGAGAAGAGGTTTTGCGTCTCACAGTGCTCAGATCGACATTCAGGGGATTGCCTTTTATTTCCGCAAAGAGTTTCTCCAGACCCAATGCCCTAGAATAGTTCAGTGGCTTTTCCGTGTTTTGAAATACCCATTCTATAATCTCACATTTTACTTGAGAATACTCCTTCAAAAACCATGGCGGGAAAACGTCATAAGCACACACGTTTTCTCCATCTACCTTGGCGGTTACAACTGCCCTCTGAAAAGATTCTTTCCTCTCTTGCATGCGATCCCACTCTTCTTGTAGGTGGGAGGGACAGACATCCGATAAAGATCTTCCATCAGAATATATCTTCATATACTCCAAACCATCCTCGTGGAAGGATGGTTTATAGTCCCATGTTATAAATTGATTCCCAGTTTTATGTTCCCACACATCGCCATCATAATAGTACCCCAAGCATTCTTTCTTGGAATCTAAAACAGTAAAAACATTACTCACTCTACTCTCTCTTTCTCTTGAACTTGAAATTTCCCCTGCGGTATTCATCAACCTGAAGATACTCTCCGGGGGAGCGTCTTACTTCCTTGTTTATGAACTTAAGCGCTGTCCGTTCTCCGGAATAAATAAAGAAATCACTTGCCCTCTGCACTACGTGATCAAACTTGTACTGATCCCAGTCTCGATTAGTCTCTTTTGCCCTGATATAAGTATAGAGGCGGATCCAAAACAAATTGGTATACCTCGACTCATAAAAATCCCTCCTCATCATAACACGTTCCTCGACCTTTGTCAAGCTAATACTTTTGCCGTTCCTGGTGCTGACTTCTTGGGTGCGCATCTTGGGGAACGCCCTTACAAAAGAATTGTAGAAGTTTCGCATGCGAACCTTCAGGGTGGGAATGTCTAGGAGCGAAGATTTATAATAATATTCTGGAAACACTGTCTCTAAATTAATATTGTAACTTTTCATAAATGATGTCATGGCGTTAGATCCAACATCTGCTATTAGGCGCCAGGGCGCATTCATATCTACTGCAAACCCATTTCGACTGGCAATCTCGCGGTACAATTCAAAATTAATATCATTTACAAATTCTAGTATCTTCTTGGGATCGTCGCCATGATCCTTCTCTGCAAACTCTACCACCAATCCGCTCACAAGAGGAGAGGAGTATTTGCTGGCAATATATTCTGTCTTAGTAAACGGAATCGCTAGCGAAGTTCGGTCTATTAGGCGAGTAAAGGCAATCACAAAATCATCAAAATCACCTATGTCCACAACGCGAGAAGGATCGGACATAAAGGGGAGCAAAAAACTATTATAATAATCGAGTACATATCTATCATAATTTGTATTGATGCTGATCCAAGATCGTGTTGGTTCGAACCGATCCATGAATGGGGTGCCATCTCTAACAACAAAGTGCTTTTGAGTTTCTTGGAAATCCATATCCCTTCGAAAGGACTCGTATGCATCTGCCACAAAATTGAGAACGAAATAAGATTCATCCTCTGATCGCAGTTGTTTCATGAATGCTTCTGAGGGGTATACCACATCTCCCTGTCGATCAACTCTGCCAAAGAGCATCTCATCGTACCAGAAATCAATTTTCCTATAGTCCTTTATGCCGGCGGGATAGTGATTGATATACTCCTGCCTTTGCAGGAACAGTTCCTTCGTCAAACTATCATTGGTAGCAAAAGTAATCTTCATCTATGCACTCCCCCTCACTCCTCCAAGATATCATCAACATATACTTCGTTTGCTGCGGCATTAGCCGCGGCATTTGCTGCTGCATTCGCTGCGGTATTGTCCCCAATTTCCACAACCGGATCTTGCCCAACGGGTGATCCGAGAAGCGGATCTGGAAGATACCCATAGTTTTGAAAAATGCACCTTAAATTAGTTTCCAACTTCCCGTCACTAACAGTTGTAGAAACTTTCGTAATTAAATAGAACCCGCCAATCCCTAATTCCCGGGCAATAGAATATCTCTCATGACTAGTCCCCAACCCAATGTTAGTGGGATTGATATAAACATACTGTCCGGGCTGAAAAAACCCACTCCCGAATACCTTTACGCTAGCATTGTACGGTTCTTGGATAATTCCCAGTCCATTCCCTCCCACATTATATGCTCTCATAATGTTGGCATCTCGAATCCTATTGTTCGCCTCCTTCTCCAAATCGATTGTTTTGACAATCCCTTTGTCTGCGCCAATGTATAGGTGGTAAAGTCCCTCTTCTGCATTCTTTGCCTCGTTCACCTCTTGAGACGCAAAAGGCAGGCGCGAGACATACAGGACAAAGTATTGCTTATTATCATCCTCAGAACCTACGAGTTCGGGCACTATGGGGGTCGGACTGATTAGAAATGTGCTCTCCCCATTGCGGGGATCTACCCTTTCCACATTCATGACTTTTGGTTTTATGTGCCTGTTGAATCCGCCCACCACTCCTGCCTTCACCTGTGTTCTCTCCTTGAGAGCGCGCTGTAGATCTTTACTGATCTGTCCGCCGGATGCAGACTGGAGAGCGCCAACCAACAACTTGGTCGTAAGTGAACGGACAAAATTCTTGAAAGTAAAAACGCTAGCGTCGTTATTGATAACCTCGTCAGTGAACCACTGTGTGTATGCCTCAAAAGATATGGGTATATAAGCCAAATTGCGGCGGACCCTGTAACTTGCATTTGAAATGACTCTTCGCCTTGCCAAGTCTGCTATCCGATTGTTCTCTTTTGCCTTGGCAGATCTCTGTTCGTCACTAAGACTTGAGTCGTCCTCGTCGCTGTCGAGGGAGACGTTATCCTCCCTGTTTTCCCCAATCGATTTATAGTCTAGAAAAACCATGTCTCCTAAAACTATCTCAAACCTATCGACCTCGTTTGCGTCATGCAGTGGGAGCGCGCCGGCATAGAAATCTATCAAAGTACCTAGATAGAAAAATGGCACTCTCTTATTCCCCTCTTCCTTGGCGACACTGGTACCAAATCCAGGATTAATGCTTGAAAGAATCTTCGTGGAATCTACCTTATCCTCTTCGGCATCCTTGTCTCTCGTACTAATTCCAGCAACCACATCGGGTGCTGCGGTGGCGAGATTAATTCCC